GTAATTATGCCAGGTTACAGTGCAAATTACCGGGAAGGGCCCGTAATCGTCCCTAGTGGTGATCAGGTGGTAACCAGCCCAACCAGCCACGGCCGAAGCAAGGGAGTGTCAAGCGAGCTCCTGACTGTAGGCGGTCAAACCTACAAAGCAATCGCTAGCAACGAAGTCGTTAAGAGCGGCCAAGCTAAGGGAGAGCAAAAATTCTTCGATGAAAATGCCAAGATCGTGTTGTTGGGTACCTTCCCGTTCAAGAAGGACCTTACTGAGGAAGGAGTAGAGCCTAACCCAGGTCCCGTCGTTTCCGACCCGTACGCGAATACTATCTACGGGCCCCTACCCATGCACAAGGAAGCAGCCATCAACCTTGGTGAACAACCATCTGCGCCTGTCAAACAAAGGCCCAAGCGTCACGCTGTCGTGGACCGGGTGTACAAAACTCTCACTCTGAAGAATGGCATTCTGGTCACCAAGGTCGTTATCGCTGGAGTGGCCACGTATATTGTGTATAAGGTTGGGTCGGAAGTCTGGTCGTGGTACGCGGCTATAACCAAGCCCTTGCTGGGTGTTCAGACTGCTGTCAAGGAAGAATACCATACCTTGCAACACAAGTACGACTATCAATGGTACGATTACTTCTGCCCAATGTGTCTGCTATCCAAGTACATCTCGAACTCAGGAGTGAACGGTACCGACGCGGAGCATCACAATCACGTCATGCATGCGCTGAATGGTAACATCGACTGCGACTCGTCAGTATTTGGAAACAACTTCAACATCACGACGTCACCACAAACTCTGACAATGAGCGGTTCCTTGACTCCGGGCAAATATCAGACCACGTTGACAGTACAGGCTTTGATTGGCGGAACAGGTGTCGTTGTGGGCACAGTCACTTTCGCTGGCAAAACGGTCGCATACCAAGTGTTTGACGATTCTTTTGCTTCGTTTGACCTTGGAACAGTGACTGTCTCTGCTTCTACTACCCCGTCGGTAATATGGACCGGATCAACAGGGGCTACTTTGACTATGGCTGTCAACATCATTTGCAGGCCAATAACTCCAACGACCGTAGCCATCTCTGGACAGCCAATTTGGACGACTCCTTACGCACCAGCTCAGGCTGTCATGACCGTTCCGGCGGTAGCCAAAGCGCTCAAAAACACGCAAAGAGCCGCTGACTTATCGACTAGGAACAAGACGAGACACGGTTCGAACAACGCCATTTCAGTCTTGAATCAGTTGGCCACCCAGATCGACGTCGAAGATCAGCGCTTGCCAATTTATAAGATCGAAGGAGAGAGGGAAGGTACTCATGAGCCTAGCTTCTCTTGTCAGCTGACATTCCGCGGCATGACTAAGAGTGCGTTTGGCAAGCGAACAAAACATGAGGCTAAGACAGCAGCCGCATCCTTGATCTTGGAGGAACTGACCAGGAAATCAAACTCCACGTGGCCGGCGGACGCAAAGCTTACGTTGTCTGGATGGGTTAGGGACCTGACTCAAGAAGGAGTCGAACCGAATCCTGGCCCGATCGCCAACGAGGATGGAGCCGAATGCTGGGACCCAGAAGAGCTGAAGATGCTGCAGGCTATGATGGCTAGAGAACAGCAAAAAGTATTGCCTAAGATGATCGACGACCCGAAGCTCGTTTTAGACTTGGACGAAATGCAACAACTAGCTCCTCAAGAGAGCTGCAACAAGACCGCCAGTGTTGAGGAGTATCAGGAACACGTCAGACATATGAGTAACTATTCCGGCGCCGTTGGCGAGGCATTCGCTGTCGTGCGTTGGTACTTGCTGAATGAGACGACTAACCGGTTCGCTCCGCTCGTGGTTATGGATGATTCTATGGATGAGCCGACTGTCACGCCAGTAGATGTCAGTCCAGCAAAGCGCCCGAGTGGCGCTGCTCGGAGGTCGGACAAGGAAGAGGAAAAACCGAAAAAGCCACCCAAGAAGGAAGAGATCGTTCCCGCCCCCCAGCCGCCTAAAACGCAAGAACAGCTTGATGAAGAGCGCAAATTTGCTATGCAACGTATAGCTGATCGCATCAAGTCCGACCCAATCAAGCTTTTGACCTGGATCAAGAGACCCACGTCCACGAAGTTCAAACGTGAGGTGTTGTCTCTTGCTTTCGATATCCCTCACATCAACTCGAAACCAAGCCTTGATCAATACGAAACCATTGTTTACTGTTATTTTAACGACATACCAGATGACGAACTCACGATTATGCTCTTGCAATATGACAGGAAATGGACATCTCTATCTACCGATTGCAAACTTTCTATTCTCTCAGCTTGTAATGTTCGAGCTTCGCTGGAAGCAGCGAAAGCGCATAATAAGCTGATGCATGCGTACAATGGCAACCCCATTTCCGCAGATTTTTCTGAAGTAGAGAACGCTCCCTCTTTCCTTTCCCTCGCCGAGAACACCGACGAGGTGCTCAAGCCTTACACGGGGCTTGAGATTCAAACGATCATTACAAACATTGTCGGTGATGCTAATCCGAATCAGTCCAGAATTTTTGACCAGGATAGACTGCGCGGTAACCAGTATTCTGCTGGTGGCCTGGTCACTCAAAATGCTATATCTGCAATTCCATTCACCAACCTAATACCTAGGACAATCCGAGTAGGCAACATTCTGGTCAACTCGGCTAATAGACTCCAGATCACCGAAACCAACGTCAGCGAATACTACTCTAATCCTATTATCGCGACTAAACTTTCTGAAATGATCAGCGATCAAGTCAAAAACAATCAATTCTCGACATGGCGTCGTGACAACACGTCACTGCAAGGTTTCAACGCATTCGACATTGCTACCATCAACACGGCCATCTTGCCGAACGGGTTATCGCTAGAAAGCATGTTGCTCAAGCTGTCCTTGCTCCACTCGATCAAGGCTATGAACGTCGACGCCGCCAGTATCAACCGATCACAATATCAAGTCATCGACCATAACACAGTACCCACAATTGGTGCGCCTGCTGTAGTGGGCGTGAACAACTCTCCCGTGTTTGGCGAAGATTGCGGCGGCAACAACCCTGTTTATCCTTTTGGTGGAGGAACCGGCGCTATCGCGTTCCACGTCACCTTGCAAACTGTGCCCGACGAGCGCAAGTCATACGCTATCTTTGTTCCGCCGGCTATATTGCAGGCCACTTCCGATGCTAACGAGGCATTGGCCTTGTTCGCCTTGTCGATGAGCGAATGGCCACACGCACTCTACACAGTTACCAAACAAACGACCGATCTTGCTGGCGCCAATGCTGGCCAGCAGGTGTTCATCCCGACACAGAGCACTATTCACATTGGTGGTCGGCGAGTTCTCGATTTGATCATTCCGCGTCGAGAGATAGCGCCAAATCCAACTACCTTGGTTGCCGCGAACGCTATGTGCATGGTCAGGCCTCAAGCCGGACCAGATGCCACAGCTGGAGCTATTCCCTTGGCAGCAGGACAGCTATTCAACATGAACTTCATCGGTGCCCCGGCATTTGAAGAGTGGCCTTTGACATCTTATTTGTACTCCTGGGCTGGTCGGTTCGATATTACCACGATCCGTCAGTACATGGGCAGGCTAGCGACGATGGTTGGAGTGAAGGACGCATACTGGGCTGCTCATGAACTAAATGTTGCTTTAAGTCAGGTGGCCCCCAAAATGACTACAGCAGCCGGAGGCTGGGCTGCTCAAGCAGCTAATTCTGCACAACAGAGTGATGTGTGTTATTCCAGTTTGTTGACCGTGACACGATCTGCTGCTAACTTCCCACTTGCCAACCAACCAGCTGCCGACATGCGTGTGTATGACACTGACCCAGCTACGTGGAACAAGGTAGCCCTCGGTCTGGCTACGGCAGCCAATCTGGTACCCGAACAGTCCATGGACGTGCCTTTTGTTGTCGGTGATGCTAGAGCATCCTTTTGGGAACGTCTTCAAGCCATACCAATGTGCATTGCCTGGACAATGTACTATCATTCGCGCGGTATCACCACTCTGGCTTGGGACAACGCCTACACTGACAACACAAATAAATGGCTGCAGAAAATGGTGCGCAACACGTTCTCCACGACCCAGTCAGTCGGAACTATAATTCCTGCACGCTACGGGAAGATTGTCTGCAACTTGTACAAGAATATGTTCCACCGTGCCCCAGCGTATGTGGCTACAAGCGTTGGTGGCAAGGAGTTGCACATCACGCACTTCGAAAGGTGGTTGCCCGGAGGCACATACGCGAACGTTTATTCCGGTGCGGGCGCTGTTGTCAATTGTTTTTCTCCTGTTTTGATACCGGACATTTGGTGTCAGTACTTCACAGCTAAATTGCCTCTCTTCGCTGGCGCTTTCCCACCCGCTCAAGGTCAGAACTCCACGAAGGGTTTCAATTCTAAGCAGGGGTTGATGATCCATCGCAACCAAAATAACAACCTCGTGGCACCATACATTGAGAAGTTTGCTGACAACAGCAGCTACTTCCCCGTTGGCCAAGGGCCTGAAATCAATGACATGGCAACATGGAACGGTAGACTTTGGATGACGACTGGAAACGTGCAGTATCTTGATTACTCCGGTGCTGCTATCGTCGAAGCGGTGCCACCTGCTGGTGAGTTACCAGTCGGCAAGCAGATCCCGCTGCTGGCCGGCGAAAACGCTCCCATTGAACTGACCAATGCTGCTACCACATGTGTACCACGCTATTCGAATGACGGGCGGCGCATCTTCACTTATCTGACCACGGCCCAATCTGTTATCCCGGTTCAAGCATGCAATCGAGCTGCTAACCTTGCCCGTTCATGTTGGTTGCTTTCCAATGTATATGCGGAGCCAGCGCTTCAAGCCCTGGGAGACGAAGTTGAGGACGCGTTTGACACGTTAACAAATTCGTCTTTTTTAGATGTGGCCAAGTCGGTTGCGGAGAGTGCTGGGGAAGTTCCGGCGACGAAGGCACTGACCGACTTGCAGGCTGTGGACGTGTCAAGCTTGCCGAGTACTTCAGATCCATCAAACGTTTTGTCCCAACCAGCTCCTTTGATGAGTCCACCTACTTCCAGCTCTTGAAGTACTTACACAATCAAACTTCATCATCTTCACATAACAACATTTCCCGCCTTACTGACGGCCTAGTTAGATATGGCCATCTCACCGATCATAAAATTTTCATCTTCATTTCAGAAAATCTTGAACCGCAACAACCTATATCTACGCCTGGAGACATTCTGACAACTGAGTACCGAGTGAAATCAGATCTTGCAGTGACGAGATTGCGCATCAAGGACTTTATAGCACGCATTGACCCAGACATCATCAAATTCATGAACCAACACCTATGTCATTTGGATCAAACGATATTGGCAAATTTGTGCATCTGGACTCAATTGTGGGGCCTTCGCCATTTGGTCACGTTACACTCTCTCGGCATGCTCAATGACATAGACACCTACGCTACTAAGATGGCCAAAGTGAGCTCTTTCGCTAAACGTTTCCCTTTCGAGACAGACAACGCCAAGCAACGTTGGTGTGAGGTTAACACTCTCACTGGCTACATGCAGAATGACATTGGCACTTTCGACTATGACAAGGAGTTCGAATCGCTCGCCACGGGTGGAAACGAACACCCCGAGTGGTGGAAACGCAAATTTGAAGAAAAAGTTCGGGACTTAATGACTTTTCAGGAGGCGCCAGAGTTCGTAAGCTTTGAAACGTATGTTAAGGATGGGTATTGGCTGACTTCGGGTAGTTCAAGCATTGGCAAAGTCGAATGGTCTTACGACGGTGACACCGGCAAGTTCAAAGCTCGCAAAAACATGCTTGTTGATTTGTACACTAAGGAAGAAATCTATCAGATGGCTATTGAATGGGATGGCGAGCTGATGAACAGAGTTTTTATCAAGGACGAACTTGCTAAGCGACGCCTAGCTGTTGCCAGCAACATTGAGGCGTATCTTAATCAGGCTTACCTACTGTATCTCTTTGGACACGGTTTCAAAAATTACAAGTACATCACGTTAGACGAGAAACCAAACGAGACGCACAAGCGGAATTGCAGACTGATCAAATTATTGAAAGAAGGGAGTTATGCTTTACCATTCGATTTCAAAGGATTTGACCGACAACCGACCACTGACGAGATCAAGACCATAATAAAGCGGGTCATCGACCTTGTTTCTCCTCGTGTTCCTGCTTCTCATCGGCGCTTATTTAACACTATTGCTTTCAAGAACATTGTCTGTTACGACAAGAACTATCTCTATTCCCCATTGACTAAACGAACAGTGAAACAAACGGGTGGGCTACCGTCTGGAATTAGACCAACTAGTTTAATCGGCAACTTGTGGAACATGATAGCGACTGACATTGCTCGCGACGTCACCAAAGACATTCTGGGACAGGATTACATCCAAGAGATTGCGCTCAAAGGTGATGATACGTACATCGTCGCACCTAACTTCTTTGTTTGTCTGGTTTTCAGGTATGCATATCAATCCATCAATGCAGTTGGAGAAAATTCAAAATTTGGTATAATGCAAAACGCTTGCGAATTCCTGCGAACCGAAATCTCATCCTCAGGCGTTCGCGGCTGGACCAATCGCGCTATTCCTTCTGTAACACAACGAAAACCATGGAACCCTGAGCCTTGGACAGAGAATCAACAAGTCCAGACCATCGCCAATAACATCTATCTTCTTGAGCGTCGTTGCAAACAAGATTGTACATTCCTTCACATGGCTAACAAAATCAAATGGAGCAAGATGATGCACCAATCCTATCTCTGGTTGCATCTACCTAAACACCACGGTGGATTCGGGATCTACGAATGGTCCGGTTGGCTGCCTAATTGTAAGCTACCACTTACACAGCCGCCGGTATTTGACGTAGCCAACCTCAATCCATCGTCGGTCGACCTATCTTGGTATTCGCTCTCTGATAGCGAAAAACGTGCTTACCAGAAGGTCGAATTTTCATCTAAAATAGCGGCCAACGACATCCCCGGACCCGCTAAGCACGTCATGCGTTCTTACATTGTGGCTCTTAGAGCTTGCAAACCTGAGTGGAGTAAAACGCTTGTCAACTTTAAACCCATACCACTCATCTCAGGGCCAACTTACACCAATCCATTCTGGCCCCATCCTCGCATCAAAACTGACACAACCAGTAACACCAACGGTTATCCCCAGTTGTCTGAGTTTGTTCGTCAACATCAAATTGCCAAACGAGCAAAGATACCTGTTCCACCACTGCGCGACATGATAGCAAAACACTATCCGTCAGCATACAAAGTCATGAACAGGTGTGAATTGCAAGGCTGGCATCGAACAGACTCAATCAACATAGCGTGTGGCAAAATACCAACCGAGCCACTCAAAATCTTGAATCCAATATTAGCAGCTTGGGTTCAACAGATAGTTTTGAATGCTGGTCTCCTCAAATGGAGCGGTCGGAAAAACATCGCCAACCGACTGTATGCTGCTACAACACTGGCAGTACACCACATCCAGTGTGAAGGGGGGGCGTCAATGTACGCTTTTTAAAGTGGTCTGGCAACCCACCATGCTTAGTCTTATCAACTTCTTATAAGCCAGCTGGCTACCCCACTAAGACATGGTC